TGGGCTGCTGCCGTCGAGCGCGGCGTTCCGTTGGGAGATCTGAAATGATGACCGAACGCCAAGCCGACCAAGCATGGGTTGAGGCTGACCGCGAGCGGAAGCTGGCGGCGGCGAATCGAAGCATAGGCCCGTCGCTCACGCACGTCCGCAAGATCGGCGGGCCGTGGCGGGCGCTCGGGCAGATTGTGGACCCGACTGTAGCCTTGCGCGACTCCATCGTGGCGCCGGACGGCTCCGTTCCGCCCATCTCCACCGAGTCGAACCCGTTCTGGAGGAGGGGTCATGACTGAGCAGATCGAAGCAACCGCCGACTTCGGCCACCGCCCCCGCCGGCTGGTGACGAACTGGGGCACCTGGGAGGTTCGCCTTCCGGTGGCCGGACTGGTGACCATGAAGCTGACCCGGGACGAGCAGACCGGAACCATCACGCCTTCGGCCCATGATGGCCAGGGCAACGCGATCGAGGCCGAGTTCGTCCGGCTGGATGGCGATGGGGGTGTGCAGTGAGCGACATGGACCAGAACATGCACACCCCGAGCGCTGGGGTGGCCAAGACCCTGAAGTGGATGAACCGCCTCGGCTTCGGCTTGGTCATCCTCGTGTGGGGCGCCATGATCATTTCCCCGCTGTGGGAGAGGGTGGTGGGGTGATGGCGGACAAGATCGCCCAGCCGGACGACGAACTGAGCGACTGGCTGCTCGGGAACGACAACGGGCAAAAGCCCATCCTGAGCCTGTGGACGGCCTACACCGACTACAACCCGGACACGCCGATGACCCGGCGCATGTTCGATGCCGCCGTTCAAGAGCATAGGGCAACCCGCAAGCCCGTCCGGGGAGCAGGAAGGCCGAGCATCTTCAGTCAGGAGACCATCGACTACATCTGCCAGGAGCTGGCCAAGGGCAGTTTCCTGACCGAGATATGCAGGGGCGATGCTGTGCTGGCCACGCGCGCCGACCCGCTGAACGACCTCCATACGCGACCGGATGTTATGCCGGCGCCGCGAACCGTTCACGAATGGGAGGAGAAGGACGACAAGATTTCCGCAGCGCTCGCACGCGCGAGAGAGATTGGCGAGGCCGCGCTTATCCAGGAGGGCCGGGCCATTGCGGACAATGCGTCCGAGGATTGGACGACGGACGCTGACGGCAACAAGGTCCTCAACCGCGAGCACGTCCAGCGGTCCAAGCTGCGCATCGAGACCCGGCTGAAGCTGGCGGCCGTGATGAATCCGAGGCGGTGGGGCAACTACCAGCGTGTTGACCATGACGTGATCGGCACGCTGGCGGACGACCTGAACGCCGCCAGGGATAGGGCGAAGGCGGCCGGCAGTGCAGACGAACCGCAAGGCTGACTACGAGGCGAGGCTGCGCTCGGACATCGGGGCCTTCCACGACGACCCGCTGGGCTATGCGCTGTACAACTTCCCGTGGGGCGTGAGGGGCACGCCGCTGGAGAAGCACAAGGGGCCGCGCGCTTGGCAGCGTCGGCGCATGATCAAGATGCGCGACGCCCTGCGCTCTGGGGCAGTCAGCAAGGGCGAGGTGCTGCGCCATTCGGTCGCCTCCGGCCACGGCATCGGCAAGTCCGCGTTCTTCGCCATGATCATCATGTGGGCGATGGACACGGCCGTCGACACGCGCGGCGTGGTCACGGCGAACACCGAGACGCAGTTGCGCACGAAGACGTGGGCCGAACTGTCCAAGTGGCACGGCATGGCGCTGACGCGACACTGGACGACCTGCGCGGCCACCTCGATTCACAGCAACCTGCCCAAGCATGAGAAGACCTGGCGCATTGATGCGGTGCCCTGGTCGGAGCAGAACACCGAGGCCTTCGCCGGCCTGCACAACGAGGGCAAGCGGCTCGTGCTGATCTTCGACGAGGCGTCCGCCATTGCCGACAAGGTGTGGGAGGTCGCGCAGGGCGCGCTGACCGACAAGGACACCGAGATTTTCTGGTTCGCCTTCGGCAACGCCACGCGCGCCACCGGCCGCTTCCGTGAGTGTTTCCGCAAGGAAAAGGCTAACTGGGACCACGAGCAGATCGACAGCCGCACCGTGGAAGGCATCAACCTGGTCGAGATCCAGAAGCTGGTGGACACCCACGGCGAGGACTCCGACATCGTCAAGGTCCGCGTCCGAGGAGTGTTCCCCGTGCTATCCGCCAAGCAGTTCATCTCCGAGAAGGATGTCGACGCCGCGTTCGGCCGGCACCTGAAGCCCGAGCAGTACGAATGGGCGCCCAAGATCATCACCTGTGACCCGGCATGGTCAGGGGACGACCCGCTGGTGATCGGCATGCGGCAGGGCCTGCGGTTCCAGGTGCTGCACACCATGGCCAAGAACGACGACGACGTGGCCGTGGCCAACATCATCGCCCGGCTGGAGGACCAGCACTTGGCGGACGCCGTGTTCATCGACTTCGGGTACGGCACGGGCATCGCGTCCATCGGCCGCTCGCTTGGTCGCGACTGGCGTCTGGTCAACTTCGGCGACGCTGGGCTGGATCCGGGCGACCTGAACATGCGCGCGTCGATATGGCGCCTGATGCGGGACTGGCTGAAGCAGGGCGGTTCGATCGAGGAGGACCAGGAACTGCGCGACGAGCTGCTGGGGATCGAGACCAAGCCGAGGCTGGACGGCAAGCTGCAACTTGAATCCAAGGAGGAAATGAAGCGCCGCGGCCTACCAAGCCCGAACAAGGCCGACAGCTTGGCCATCTCGTTTGCCTACCCGGTGCAGGCCAAGCCGAGGCATATAGACGGAACACTGGCCGCTGTTGCACACTTAGACCGTTATGGCGGTCCCAGCCGGGACGCCGAGGTCTACAATCCGATGGGATAGGAGGTGTGCCATCTGTACTTCCAAACCAAAATCGCCCGCCCCCATCCCCAACGCCCCCGTGGCCATGCCAACGTCGATCGACGACGAGGTGATCGGCGCCCAGCGTGAGTCGCTGCGCCGCCGCCGCGGCGCCTACGGCCGGCAGCAGACCATCCTGGCCGGGGCGATGGGCGCAGGACAGCCGCCGACCATGCCCACGAAGATGGCCTTGGGGACCTGAAAATGTGCAGCTCGCGCCAGATCATCGACCCAGGAAACCTGCTCTTCAACCCGAAGACCAGCAAGTACGCCGACCCGTTTGGCCTGACCAAGACCGCTATCGGTGACCCGACGGGCCGCATTCGTAAGGAACACGCGGCGGTCAAACGCGAGAACATGCCGGCCAACCCGGGCACGATCCTCGGCTGGCAGAACATCAACGGCAACTTCCGCCCGAACAACGGCTCCACGGTAGGGGTCTGAGCATGGAAATGGCGCAGGCAATGCCTGGCAGGATCCCGGTCAAGACGAACGGGGAGTCCGAGACCTACAAGCTGCGCCGGTACGCCGAGTCGCGGAAGAACGCGCTACAGATGGAACTGGAGCAGTGGAAGACCGACTGCCAGCAGGTGGCCCGCTACGTCGACCCTGCGCGTGGCCGCTGGGACACCGAGAACAGCAGCCAGACCACGGCGCAGACGCCGAGCAAGCGCAGCCGCAAGGACATCATCAACAGCACGGCCACGACCTGCGTGCGCGTGGCGGCGGCCGGCTTCTCCTCGCACATGACCAGCAAGTCGCGGCCGTGGTTCCAGGTGGACGCCTCGGAGCCTGGCCTGCGCGACCAGTACGACGTGCGCGTGTGGTCCGGCGAGGTCACCGACCAGCTCCGTGACACGCTGGCCAAGTCGAACTTCTACAAGGCCATTCCCATGGCCTACACCGAGGATGTGATGTTCGGCATCGCCGCGATGCTGATGCCCGAGCATCCGGACGAGATCGTCACCTTCCACACGCTGACCTATGGCACGTTCGCCATTGGGCTGAACGAGTTCGGCGAGGTCGACACGCTGTACCGGTGGTTCCGCAAGACGGCGCGGCAGATCAAGCAGGAGTACGGCGAGGATGTGCTGCCTGACAACGTCAAGCAGGCGCTGACCAACAACAAGCCGGACACCTATTTCACCCTGCACGCGCTGATCGAGCGCAACCCGGACGAGAAGCCGGGCATGGGTCCGCTGGGCCTGCAATTGCCGAAGTTCCGGCCGTGGCGCGAGATGATCTGGATGTCCGCCGGCAGCGCCAAGGGCATTGGCTGCCTGAAGGTCAACGGGTACTACGAGCAGCCGTTCGTGGCCTTCCGGTTCAGTCCGGTGGGCGACGACGTTTACTCCACCAGCCCCTGCATCGACGCGCTGGGCGACATCAAGCAACTGCAGTACAACGAGGGCCAGAAGCTGAAGCTGGGCGACCTGATGGCCGAGCCGCCCATGGGCATCCCGGAGCATCTGCGCAACCAGCCAGCCAGCCTGGCGCCGCGGTCGAAGACGTACCTGCCGGCATCGCAGGTCGGGCAGACGGCCGGCGCGCTGTACACGCCGAATGCCAACGCTTACACGGTGGTCACCACCGAGATCCGGGAGTTGGAGGGCCGCATCCGCGAGACCCTGTTCTACCCCCTGTTCCTGATGCTGGCCAGCCTGGACGACCGGGAGCGCACCGCGACCGAGATCGCCGAGCGCCGGGACGAGCGTGCCACCGTGCTGGGCCCGACAGTGGAGAGCATCACCGACGAGGGTCTGGATCCGATCATCCTGCGCGTGTTCCGCATCCTGGAGCGCCGGCAGATGCTCCCGCCGTTGCCCGAGGCGCTGACCAACAAGCCGCTCAAGATCGAGTACACCAGCATCCTGGCGCAGGCCATGAAGGCATCGGCCGTGGGAGGCATCGAGCGCGCGTTCCAGTTCGTGGCAGCGCAGTTCCAAGCCACGCAAGACCCGGCCGTGCTGGACAAGTGGGATGCCGACCAGGCCGCCGACGAGTACGCCACCCGGCTCAACATCCCGCCGAAGATCGTGCGCAGCGACGAGTCCGTGCAGCAGATCCGCGCCGGGCGCGCGCAGCAGGCGCAGATGCAGCAGATGGCGGCCATGGCCAAGCCGGCGCTGGATGCCACCGCTGCCTACAAGAACCTGGCCGAGACGGTCCCCGCTGAGAACTCGGCGGCTGACCAGATCGGCGCCGTGATGGGGGCCTGATGGCATACGACCTTGACCGAGGCGAGAAGGACCGCAAGGCGCGGCTGGTTTCGCAGGCGGCGCAGACCTTCGACGCCGAGATGCGCAAGCGGATCAAGTCCATGCTGGACGTGGTCGACAACCGGTTGGTGGTCAGCCACTTCATCGCGCAGATCGACATCGACACCAGTCCGTTTTCGCCCAATGCCATGACGCAGTCCCACGCGATCGGCAAGCAGGATGCGGCGAAGTGGTGGATCAACGCCATTCGCGCGGCCTGTCCGGAGAAGGAGTTGCCGATGCGGCGCGAGTACGAGAAGGCCATGCAGTCCATCGCAGACCTAGACGGCAATTACTGAACCGTTTGACCTGAACGAAAACCGAGGTATACGATGGACACGAACAGCACCGAAGGCAGCAATCCCAACCCTGCCGACGCTGTAACCGCCACCGACACGACGACGCAGGACCAGAAGCCCACCGCGGCCGAAGGCACCGAAGGTCAGGAGAAGGGTGGCACCGACGCGGCTGCAACCGACAAGGACAAGACCGAGTCCACCGAGGACAAGGATCCTGCCGAATCGGACGGCGCACCGGAGCAGTACGAGGCCTTCACCCTCCCGGACGGCTATACGCTGGAAGGCGAGCGGCTGGAGATGGCCGTGGAGAAGTTCAAGGAACTCAACCTTCCGCAGGGCAAGGCTCAAGAGCTGATCGACCTGTACGTGAAGGCGGATTCCGAGAACGCCGAGGCCCGCAACGTCCTACTCGGGGAAGCCCGCGCGCAGCAGATCGAGCAATGGGGCACTGAAGCACGCACGCAACTGGGCGAAAGGTTCGACCAGGCTGTGGCCAATGCGGCCTTCGCCGCCTCGCTGGTGCAGGATCCGGAAGTGGTCAACGCAATGGAGCAGCAGGGATGGGGCAACCATCCGGCGATGCTCAAGATGCTGGACTTCTTCGGCTCCAAGTTCCGCGAGGGCGGCATGGACGGCGTCGGCGGCGGGCGCGGTGGTGGTGGTGACAAGCCGCTGGCCAGCCGCATGTACCCCAACATGTAACGCACACCTTCCCTGACCTTTCTGGAGAATCATCATGGCAGTCCTCGCCAATGGCCAGCCCACCCTGCTGGACGTTTCCACCCAGTTCACCGCCGACGGCAAGCCGCTGCCGATCGCTGAACTGCTGCACAAGAAGAACCCGGCCCTGAACGACATTCCGTTCGAGGAAGCCAACACCGCCGCCGGCCACCGCATGTCCGCACGCCAGGACCTGCCGGCCACCGCCCTGCGCCGCATCAACAAGGGCGTGGCGCCGACCAAGAGCCAGTACGGCACCATCCTGGAATCGACCGGTCTGTTCGCCGGCCTGGGCCAGGTGGATAGCAAGCTGGTCGAACTGGCCGGCGACAAGGCGCAGTTCCGCATGAACGAGAACGAGGGCCACATCGAGTCGATGGGTCAGCGCTTCTTCCAGTCCATGCTGTACGGCGACCCGAGCGTCACCCCCGAGGAGTTCCTGGGCATCGCCCCGCGCTTCGCCTCGCTGGCTGGCACCTCGTTGGTCAAGGAACAGATCATCGACGCCGGCGGCAACGACACCGACCTGACTTCGATCTACCTCATCGGCTGGGGCAACAAGTCGGTGATGGGCATCTACCCGAAGGGCAGCCAAGCCGGCATCGTGCACAAGGATATGGGCGAAGAGCTCGTTTCCGACGGCAGCGGTGGCCAGTACCCGGCCCTGCGCGACTGGTTCGAGCTGGACGCCGGCCTGGCCGTGTACGACTACCGCAACGTGGTCCGCATCGCCAATATCGACCTGTCGAGCCTGACGACCAACGCAGCGACGGGCGCCAAGCTGATCGAGCTGATGACGCTGGCACTGGAAGGCCTGAACAACACCGACGGCCTGAACCCGGTGTTCTACGTGCCGCGCAAGATCCGGTCGTACCTGCGCCTGCAGATCACCAACAAGGCGAACGTCTGGCTGAACATGAAGGAAGTGGCCGGCGAGATGGTCACCGCCTTCGACAGCGTGCCCGTGCGTCGCATGGATTCCATCCTCCTGAACGAGTCGCGCGTTACCTAACCGGTAGCGCCCTCTCCTTCAACTCTCACAAGGAACCCGCACATGTCCATCCTCGATCAACTGAACGTCTTCACCGACAACGTGGCGCTGACTGCCACGGGCATCTCGGACACCATCGACCTGGGCGACGATTCCATCGTCCGCAACATCGGTGGCCCGGACGCCATCTACTTCGTCCTGAAGACCGGCACCCTGCCCGTCGACACCGGTTCGGACGCCACGTTCCGCGCCCAGCTCGTGTCGGACTCCACCGCCAACCTGGCCACCTCGGCGACCACGCACATCGACACTGGTGTGCTGGCCTTCGCCAGCTTCGCGTTCGCCAACCGCGTGCTGATCGCGGCGCCGCTTCCGCTGGGCGAATACGAGCGCTACCTGGGCGTGCAGTACACGATCGCCTCGGGCCCGCTGACGGCCGGTACGTTCTCGGCGTTCCTGACCCGTGATCCGCAGTACTGGCGCGCCTTCACGGCCAACAACCCGACCTGGAAGTAATAGGTGGGGCGGGCTTCGGCCCGCCCTTCCCTTCACCTGGAGAACGCAATGGCACGTCTGCCGCAGCAACCGAAAGTCAAGACCCGCACCGAGCGCGAGGACTTGGAGGGTCGCCCCTTCGTCCTCATCGCTGGTGCGCCCCGCCACTACATCGCAGGCTTCGGCATCGTCGGCGCCGGCGATGTCATCACCCTGCCGCCGGGCGTCCAGCCGGGCCGCTGGCTGGAGCCCATCGCCGAGGCCGATGCGGCCAAGGTTGCGTCCAATCCTGGCCTAGCCTCCGAACTGGCCGAGGCCGCTGCCGAGCGCAAGCGCGAGCAGGGCATCGAGCCCCAGCCGGCGGGCATCGTGGTCGAGCCCGGCAAGCCGGAGGACACCGTGACCGAAGGCGCCGGCATCCCGGTCAGCGACAACGCCGCGGCCAAGGCCGATGCGGGCAAGGAAACGAAAGCGAAGTAATCCCCGGTTGCCGCCCTGCTCCCTTCCGACAGGGCGGCCTTTTTAGGAGCGCGCCATGGCTGCGGCCACCAACCTTGCACCGACCACCACTACGCCGGCCAGCGGTTCCGACATTACCGTCGCGGCTGGCGCTCGCGTCACCGTTGGCCTGTACGTCGCCGCCGGAAGTGTCCCCTCGCAGGCCAAGGCGACCGTCGCCGTCAAGACGGGCGGGGCGAATCTTCCCGTCGCCTCGCTGGGCTTTGGCGGCAACAATTCGATGATCCTGGAGGGGCCGGGCACCTACGTCGCCACCCTGGACACCGTCGACAGTTCGGGCGTCGCCGTCGGCATCTTCACCGACGCGGGGTGACCCGTGGCCTCCCAGACCGACATCATCAACCTGGGCCTGTACAAGCT